CACTTCTTTCTTATCGCGATGAGTTTCATAGTAAATACCACGTTTCAAACCAGCCCAGCCGTATAATTGATAGCAGACATCTTTTAGCTTTGCAGCAAATGAAACGTGTTGAATCCTGAGTCCGGGTGCTTTGACTCTAAGGGCTGTCATAAGAAACTTGCCTAAAGTGTCTTTCCCTACACCCTTTTTATATGCAAACGCGATGATTTTCATCCTGTTTCTCCTGGTTTTGTGTAATCATGTAAATATCAAAAACATACGTGTGGCCAAAAGGACATACAAAATTACAAGTTCGAGACTTGACATTAGGGAGAGGATTAGGTGAAAAACGTATAATTCTGACACGTTCTGCAATTTCAGTACCAAATAGCAATAGAGCAGATGTCAATTTATCGCTCTTATTCTGAACCAAACCTACATCCACTTCATCCATGACAGCAAAATTACGTTCTCTCCTACATCGTTGTAAAATATGTTGAACTTCATTGGCCAAACCTTCAAGATATAACGTATATGATTCTAAAATCTTCATTTTTGTTCTTTTCGTAATTTTTCGACAATGTAAGTGACTGCTTTTTCGAAAAGTTCATCATCACAAAAATATTTAAGAAAGATATTACAATCGTAACAAAGCAAAGTGTCATTAGCAAATCTTTTACCGCAGAGTTCACATCTATTACCTTGTAAATCGCGTATTACGTGTTCACATTGTATACATATATCACCGAAATATTCTGCACCATCCGAATTAACACGAAATGGAAATGGAAATTCCTGATCATTTTTTTCTTTACAGCAAGTCTTACAAGTTTTCATTTGTTTCCTTTACTAGGTTTTGAGCTCGGAGAATGAAACGAGGGGTTATAGGCGCGGACTCATCAAATGATAAATTGCCAACATAGAATTGCGCGCCCTCGCTCAAGACTCGTCCCTTTGGATATTTTAAAGGCAATTGACGTCCCATTTTTATCTTTGTCCATTCATGTGCATCGTTCGGATCTAGCCACTTTGAAAACTTAGCCCACAAATCAGCGTATAGTACCTTTTCTCCAGGTACTTCAAAAGTCTGTTCGTCAAGAAATTCTTCAAAAGCATTGAAGTTTTGTTTTTCACTTTGGATCTTTTCTACCGTATTAATTATTGGTATGCGTAATCGATCACTGCACTCCGGAACCTCGACGCTCATTATGACTCCCATAAAATCAGGAGCTTCTTTCATTAGACGTTTGAAAAGCTCACGCTTAGGGATTGAAGACTCAAGAGGTGAGACACAACCCATTGTGATTCTGGAATCACCCGGAAAAATCGGACACTCACCGTGGTCATTTGCAGTGTGAATAAAATGGGCAATGTTAGTTGTTAGATATGGTGTTTTACCCTTTTCATGGATTGACATTTGTATTGCCGTCACCCAATCTTTCAATCGATTTCTTGCACCAGAACTTTTGCGCAAGTCGGTTTCTTGAACTACACAAAGAACAGCATTTTCTAATTCTGCATTGAAAGATTGTTGGCTTGTGAGTGCTGTGTTAGCACAACATACACCTCTTGTAGTTATAAGAAGACTCAAGGCTTCATGTAAAGTTGATTTTCCAGTATTTTCTTCTTTGCTATAAAAAAATAAATACGGAAGTAATTCTTTAGGCTCTTTGAAAAGCGATGCTACCCAACATCTTAAATAATCTCCACCTGTGATAATACCATTTACTTTACACCATTCGTCCTCTTTGATCGCAATATCAAGACCAGCGCCTACATGATCTAAAACTGAATCCCAAGTAGGACAAAAGAAAGGTTTCTCTTGTTTCGGTGCATACTTTAATTGCACTGCGTATCTATTCCACGTTCTATTACCTGGGTATTCATCTTGAAACGGTTCATTTACTAAAATCCAACTCTCTTCTATACATCGTCCTAGAACTAAATCCGCTTCTCTAGCGGATAAATCTTTGGCTTTCAAAACTATTTTGACATGATTCAACGGTTCAGATTGCCACTTTCCGTTAGCTTTAATAACCCAGCCTACATCATTATGGTCAGTATCAGTTATATGACGTACAATATTATCAAAATTACCGATCTCCAAAGTGTTAGAGGGTGAGATACGGGCGTTAAAAATTCTTTTCCATTGATTTTTATCCTCATGCCAATTCAACATATCGTGAGTTCTATCTGTAGATTCACGTTTGATATTTACAATCAAACGTCCGTCTCGATGTTGTTTCAATTCAGTGGGTCGCGTACACGCCCACGGTGGAACAGCTAAATCTACACCTAATTGTAAAGCGACGTTTGAGGCAACCTCGGCTTCACTAAAATGAAAACTTCCCTTTTCATCTTCCACGCCACCAACCGCATTAGCGGCTATTTTAAGCGTCGGTTCACTATTATAATAACATCGTGTATAGCCACTTGCGTCGACATCCCAACAAGGTGACTCTTGAACACCGGGTGTATAACGTCTTATTTCCCATGCGCCTTTCGGGTGTGATCGAGGAAAACTAAAACAATTATGGTCACTTTGATCTTTACCTGTTGCGATTGTATCAAAGATGCCACGCAAATTAAGTTCAGTATGTGCCCTTTTAAGATCGGACGTATGACATACTAACATATTATGATCTTGATCCCACCACCATTGACAATTTTCTTTTTTCAAATAATCAATAAGTCTACTATGTCCATCATCTAATTTGACTTGTGAACGTTGACTTGTTAATTCGTCGAATAAATCTGGTTCTTTAACGAATTCAGGTTGTGTCTTGCGTCTATTTCCTTTTATAACTGTAAGATGATTTCTCCAATTGATAGGAATATCAATTAGTTTTTCACCTTGTTTCAATAATTGCAAACCCATATTTTCTTTTGTCATTTTACGGTGCCACACCCACATATTCCCGCCACAAACATCAATTTTACTGGCAAAATCAAAACCTGCTTCTGCCGACATTTTGCCAAGGATTGCACGCGCGAGTGCAGCATGTTCTGTATGATTAATTGTAGATACATCCAGGAAAACATATAAATGAATCCCACTACCACTGGTTGATTTTCTTACTGTAATCCAAGGAATATCGTAAGCTGTATGTTCAACAGCGGCAAGTTCTTCAGCAGTCAATCCAGTGGAATGTCCAATAATACTGTCAAAATCAAAAGCCACCCATTTTGATGTTTTATTTCGCCAATCCCATCCTGTCATTCCTACACCTTCAGCATGCGCGGCCAAATCAAAACGCATTTCTCTATTTTCTTCATTATATTCAGGTTCAGTAGCAGCGTTCCAAGGAATACGAAATGATTTCCAAGTAGTTAAACCGTCTGTATAACCACTCCATATACGTCCCGTATAACCACTTGTTTGTTGAATTTGTTCGCCATCGTCTTGTGCTACATTTACTTGGACTTCCATCCCATAACTATACATACACGCTAAATCGGGATGTGTGCGCTGGTTCAAAAAAGAACGTAATGCTTCAGTTGGTGTGGGCTGTTTTGATTTTGCCATCAAAATTCCTGAAGTGGTTTGATTTTAATATCATTGTCTTAAAATCAAATCAAAGTACACCGTGCAAATAGTGTGCCGTTCAATGTATATTACGTAAAATACAACTATATTGTGCAATCTTTTTCCTAAGTTACTGTATTATAACGAGTTACAACTATAAAATACTACTTCTTTTCTATTTGCTACTATTAAAATAAAAAGAAAAGAGAGTGTATATATATAGGGGGACTTGGAAAAGAAGTAGTATTGTATTTCTGTATACGCGCACACACGCATATATAATGAACGCGCGCGTGTTCATTATATAATACAGTTTTATTGCACAATATAGTTGTATTTTACGTAATATATGTTAGTGGGGAGTTTCCCTACAATCACTTGATTTGATTTTGAATTAAATCAAATGATTTTGCCATCAATTTTCCAAGGAGTTGTACATGAGTAAGGTTGTTGTATCAGTTGTAAAAGTGGCAGATATTCGTGAGAATCCTGTTGCTTTACGCGCAGTTGATCGCGAATCCGAAAAGTTCATTGGTTTGCGTGATTCGGTTGCTAGTGTTGGTCTATTGAATCCGTTTAGTGTGCGTAGACGTGAAGAAAATATTGATGGTGAAATCATTGCGTATTATGAACTAATCGACGGTCTTCATCGTTATTCTGCGGCGCTTGATGTGGGTCTAGTTGAGGTTCCCGTACTTGTCAAAGATATTAGTGATGTGGAAGTCTATGAAGCGCAGATTATGGCCAATGTGCATAAGGCTGAAACACGCGCGGTTGAATATACTAAGCAGTTGAATCGCGTACTTTCAGTTAATCCTACTATGACAATCGCTGATCTCGCTGCTCGATTGGCTAAGAGTGGAGCGTGGGTATCTTCACGTCTTGGGCTTTTGAAGTTGGCGGATCCGATTGCGAAGATGGTAGATGATGGTAAAATCAAGGTTAGTAATGCTATTGCTTTGGCTAAGCTCCCGCAAGGTGAGCAACCTCACTTTGTCGATCAGGCAATAACAATGGGTGTTGAAGAATTTATTCCGACTATTAATGCGCGAGCTAAGGAATTGCGTGACGCGGCGCGAGCCGGTAAAAGGGCTGCGCCAGCCGAGTTCATTCCTATTGCACGTGTTCAAAAGATGAGTGAACTTAAGAATGAGCTTGAAAATCCTACGATTGGTCCTGAGCTAATTCGATCTTGTAAAGTCAAAACCGCGATCGACGGTTTTGCTCTTGGTGTCGCTTGGGTGTTGAATCTTGATCCTAATAGTGTTGAAGTTCAGCGCACTAAGGCTGAAGCAAAGAAGCAAGCGGTTAATGAGCTTAAAAAGAAGCGCGCTGCTGATCGCGCCGCAACGAAGGCTGAAGAGGCAAAGCAAGCCGCTGCTGAAGCAGCCGCTGCTGTTGCGTAACACAAAAGGAAAAACATGAACGAACTCATCCCTAAAGACATTACCGGTGGTGAACTTGTTGATTTTGATGAAGTCACATCTAGTGGCGATGCTTATCTTACGCGATTACAGTTATTTGGTAGTAAATCGGATGCTTGTGCTGAGGGTAAAATCAGCATCGGCCATTGGGGTCTTGTTAACGATGATGTTATCATTGATTTGGGTGAAGAAGTCGATCTTGTTATTCTTGCTTATCGCGCAAAAGCTCTCCAAATTGATAATGACGGCATTATTACCAATCATGACGTTCGCAGTGAAACCTTTAACGCAATCCGTGAGCAATCTTTTGTACAAGATTCGGGTTGTATGTTTGGTCCTGAATTCTT